GCGGATGTGGAGCGGTGGGAAGAGGGGTTAAGGGTTTTGGTTGTGNAGGNTGNNGNATAATGCCATCCGCCCCNCAAANACCNTGCCGCTGGCCAGGATGCCCGNCCCTCACCACCACCCGNTTCTGCCNGNNGCACACCAANGANGANCGNCGCGCAGCGGACCAGCGNCGCGGCACTGCGGCCCAGCGCGGCTATGGCCACCGCTGGCAGAAATACCGGGTTGTGTTTCTGGCCCACCATCCGCTCTGCGTTGCCTGCGAAAAGCATGGCAAGATCACGGCGGCGGTGGTGGTGGATCACATCAAGCCGCACAAGGGGGATCAGGAGCTTTTCTGGGTTATGAGCAACCACCAGGCCCTCTGCGAAGAGTGCCACAACATCAAGACCGCCACGGAAGATGGCGGGTTCGGGAGGAGCTGACCAATGGCAGGCCGTAAACCAAAACCCACCGCCCAAAAGAAGCTGGCAGGCAACCCAGGCAAACGGGCGCTCAACCAGGACGAGCCTCGCCTGCCGGAGTTTGACAAAGCCCCTGCCCCGCCGCCGTACCTCTCCGTGCCGGCCAAGAAGGAATGGAAACGGGTTGCCCCGCTGCTCCTTGCCGCCAGGGTGCTCACCTCCGGAGACATCACCGCCCTTGAGGCATACTGCATCCAGTACGGGGTGATGGTCGAGGCGCAGAAGGATATCAAGAAGCGCGGCATGATGATCAAGCAGACCAAGGGGATGATGCTGGTCAACCCCATGTTCGAGGTGCAACAGAAGGTGCTCACCCAGATGCGCCAGTTCATGGTGGAGTTCGGCTTGACCCCATCCTCCCGCAGCCGGATCCATGTGCCGCCAGCAGAGAAGGTTGACGAGTTCGGAGCGTTCCTGAGTGGCAAGTAGCCCACTGCCCATAGCCATGCAGTACGCCTGGGGCGTGCGCCGCGGCGAGATCGTGGCCTGCCGTTATGTGCGGCTGGCGGTGGAGCGCCATTTTAACGATCTGGAAACCGGAGCGCAGCGCGGGATCTGGTTTGATCATAAGGCCGCAGAGCATGCCCTGGGATTTTTCCGGTTCCTGCGCCACTCCAAGGGGGAATGGGCCGGAAAAGAGATGGAACTTGAGCCGTGGCAGCAGTTCTTCATCTGGGTGCTGTTCGGCTGGAAGCGCGCCGATGGCACCAGGCGATTCCGGGACAGCTATCTGGAAGTGGCCCGCAAGAACGGCAAGACCACGGTGGCCGGAGGCATCGGCCTCTACCTGTTCGTGGCCGACGATGAACCGGGCGCCGAGGTGTACGCCGCAGCTACCAAGCGCGATCAGGCAAAGCTCTGCCACGACGAGGCCACCAGAATGGTACAGGCCTCGCCCGCGCTTTCCAGCCGGATCACGGTGTTTCGCAACAACCTGCACATCCAGGGCACGGCCAGCAAGTTTGAGCCACTGGGCCGCGACTCCAAATCAACGGACGGTCTCAACATCCACGGCTTGCTCAAGGACGAGCTCCACGAATGGGTAGACCGCGACTTTAACGCCAAGCTGGACACCGCCCAGGGCTCCCGCCGCCAGCCGTTGTCGCTCTCCATCACCACGGCGGGCTCGTCTCGGGTTTCGATCTGCTACGAGCAGCGGGAGCATGTGATCAAGATTTTGGAGGGGCTTGAGCAAGACGATGCGGTATTCGGGATCATCTTTACCCTGGACGATGGCGACGATTGGGAGGATGAAGCGGTCTGGATCAAGGCCAACCCGAATCTTGGAGTATCGGTCAAGCTCGACTACCTGCGCGAGAAGGTGCGCAAGGCCAAGTCCACGCCATCGACCCTGAACCAGTGCCTGCGCTACTGCTTCAACATCTGGACCCAGGCGGAAAGCCGCTGGATCGATCCGGATGCCTGGGCCGCTTGCGGATCAGAACCGCTGGACGAATCGCTGCTGGCCGGGCGGCAATGTTACGGGGCGCTGGACCTCTCCACCACCACCGACATCTCCGCCTGGGTGCTGGTGTTCCCTCCCCTGAGAGAGGATGAACCGTATCTGGTTTTGGCCCGCCTCTTCTGCCCAAAGGACAACATCGCCGCCCGCACCAAGCGGGACCGGGTGCCATACGAGGCATGGGAGCAAGCCGGGATGCTCACCGCCACCCCTGGCGCGGCCATTGACTACGGATTTATCCGCCACCGGATCAACGAGGACGCCGCCCGCTTCGACCTGGCCGAGATCGCCTACGACCGATGGGGAGCATCAAAGCTCCGGCAGGAGCTTGAGGAAGACGGCCACACCATGATCGAGTTCGGCCAGGGGTTCGCCTCCATGAGCCCACCCACCAAGGAGCTGGAACGGCTGGTGCTCTCCGGACTCCTGGATCACGGCTCCAACAAGGCCCTGGCCTGGATGGCGGCCAATCTGGTGATCCGCACCGACCCGGCAGGCAACATCAAACCGGACAAAGAAAAGTCCATCGAAAAAATAGACGGCATCGTGGCGCTGATCATGGCCCTGGACCGGGCCTTGAAACACACGGACACCAAGAGCGTGTATGAAGAAAGGGGGGTACTGACGGTATGAGCGAAATGGAAAGAGAGATGTCTGGACAAGGGCAACAGCATGGACATCCCCATGCTCAGATTGACAGGGAGTTGGAGATATCCATCGTGATGACCAAGCTCGGCCTGAGTTTTAGCTCGGTGCGCAGGCTGATGGATGGCGGGGAACTGCGCTGGACCAAAAGGGGGCCGAAGCTCGGGTATCGGATTTTTGAGTCAAGCGTGACCGCTTACAAGAAAAAGAGAGACCAGGCCTGCTGCATGTGACTATTTATTCCCAGGCAGGCTTTTCAAAAAGGCCTCGCATTGGCGTCTTATGTGACTCGATACATCAAGCAGCCGCTTCTCTGCCGCTCCCGATTTTTGAGTATCTGTGATTGATACATTATCACCGAAATCATCTGCTGCGGAAGAAATCGCGGTAATGTTCGTAAATGCCAAATAGAAGATCATAAAACCAACGGCCAATATAACCATATACATCACAGCTTTTATTGCAGACATATTACCCACTTTTTCTGCTCCCCCTGTTCATTCAAAATTTCACCTGCACCATCAACTTTGCACATTTTTTCATCAAACAGCCAGGGTATTTTCTCAATATTTCCACAATTCCCAATATCTCCACCACCTATTGTGTTCCTGTGAATCTTATACCACAATCGGTGGTAATCACACAGGAGCGGCAATGGAACTATCCACCAAGAAACGCCACACCCCAACCCTTCCAGACCTGCTGGCCGTTACCGGTCTTGCCATGCTGGGGTATGGCCTCTGGCTGTTCTCCCCCTCATTGAGCCTCTGTGTACTTGGCATTCTCTTCCTGGCAGCCGGGATATTTGGCCAGCTCTCCGCCAGGCGTGAGGGCGGCCCATGATCCTGGACCGCATCATCCGGCCCCGCGCCGAGGCAATAGACTCATCTCGGCTGGCCGAGCTGATGCGCATCGGCTCCGGCACGGCCAGCGGCATCTCCGTCACCCCTGAGTCCGCCATGCGGGCCTCTGCGGTATATGCCTGCGTCAAGGTCATTGCCGAGAGCGTGGCCCAGCTCCCCCTTATATTGTACCGCCGCACCACGGTAAATGGCCGTGACGGCAAGGAGCGGGCAACAGATCATCCTCTGTCGCGCCTCATCAGCACCCGGCCAAACCACCTGCAAACCTCATTTGGCATGCGGGAGATGATGACCACCCACACCTGCCTGCGCGGCAACTCCTACGCCCTGATCAACCGGGTTGGCATGGGCAAGGTTGCCGAGCTGCTGCCGTTCCACCCCGATCAGGTAACTCCCTCGCTCGACCCCCTCGGCAACCGCAAGTACGAGGTAAAAACCGACGCCGGAACCATCCGCACTTTTCATCAGGAGGATATTTTCCATCTTCCCGGCCTGACCCTCAACGGCTGGCAGGGTGTTTCCGTGCTGACCTACGCCAGAGAGACCATCGGCATGGCCCAGGCCACGGAAAAGCACGGGGCCAAGCTCTTTGCCAACGGGGCCAAAATGGGCGGCATCCTTACCTATCCAGGCCGCTTCAAGGATGCGGAAACCGGGCGAAAGGTCGGGGCCAGCTTTGACGACACCACCAGCGGCGACAACGCCCACAAAACCATTGTTCTGGAAGAGGGCATGAAGTGGGAAAAGGTCACCATGACCTCCAACGATGCCCAATTTTTGGAGACCCGCAAGTTTCAGATCCCAGAGATCGCCCGGTTTTTCCGCATGCCGCTCCATAAGATTCAGGAGATGAGCGCGGCGACCTTCAGCAACATCGAGCAGCAGGCCATTGAGTTTGTGGTGGATACCCTGGGCCCCTGGTTGGCACGTTGGGAGCAGACCCTCAACACCACCCTGCTTTCCGAAAAAGAGCAGGACGAATACTACTTTGAATTCCTGGTGGACGGCTTGCTGCGGGGCGACATCAGAAGCCGCTACGAGGCATACAGCCGCGGCATCCTCTCTGGCTTCATGACCAGAAACGAGGTGCGGGCCCGGGAAAACCTCAACTGGCTGGATGGCCTGGACGAACCGCTCTACCCCACCAACATGGCGCTGGCCGGGATCGACCCGCCCGCCCCTGCCACAGGAGGCTCCAATGCCCAAAAATAAAAGCTGGTTCCGCTTCGAGGCCAAGGCTGGCGAGGACGCCACCACCATATACATATACGACGAGATCAGCGCCTGGGGCGTTACGGCCAAGGACTTTATCGCCGAGCTGCGCAAGGTGTCCGCCAAAACCATCCACCTCCGCCTCAACTCCCCTGGCGGAGATGTGTTCGACGGCATCACCATTTACAACGCCCTGCGTGAACATGCAGCCACGGTCAAAGTGCAGGTGGACGGCCTTGCCGCCAGTATCGCCTCGATCATCGCCATGGCCGGTGATGAAATCCGGATGGCCAAGAACAGTTTTATGATGATCCATTTCGCCTGGGCCTGGGCTGCCGGAAACGCCACGGAGATGCGCAAGCTGGCCGACACCTTGGACAAGATCGACACCACCCTGGTCACCACCTATCAGGACAAGACCGGCGCCAGCCAGCGGGACATCCGCCAGATGATGGCCGATGAAACATGGATGAGCGCAGACGAGGCCCTAGCCAACGGCTTTGCCGATGCGGTGGGCGATGTGGCGGAGATCAACGCCCGGTTCGACCTGTCCAAGTTTTCCCGGGTGCCCCAGGCCGTGGCCGCCATGAATACCATGGGAGCGCCGGAACCGGCGACCGAACGAGAGATTGAGAAGACCCTGCGGGATGCAGGAGTCTCTAAAAAAGCGGCCCTCGCCGCCGTGGCAGCAATCAAGGGCGAGACTCTGCGGGATGCAGGGGGAGAGGAAAACGCCAAGGGCTTCGCAGACTTCCTGAAAGCCCAGACCGAAACGATCAAGGTGCAGACGTTACTCAGCATCTAACCAAAAGGAGCACGCCATGAATTGGGAAGAAATCAAAGCATTGTTCGAGCAGTTCAAATCCGCCAACGACGAGCGGCTGAAACAGATCGAGGCCAGGGGCTATGCCGATCCGTTGTTGGAGAAAAAGGTCGACGATATCAACGCTGCTGTGACCAAGGCGGAAAAAGAACTCCAGGCGCGGGTTGACACCCTGGAAGCAACCATCAACCGTCAGGGCCTTACCGGCGGCGGTTCGCAGGAAGACCAGGAAGCTGCCGCCTACCGCGCCGCCTTCGGAGCCTTTGCTCGTCGCGGCGATATTCAGGCCGCCCTTTCCACGGGCAGCGATCCGGATGGCGGGTACTCCGTGCCCATCGAACTGGACCGCAACATCCTGCAACTGGCCATCAACGATGTTCCCATGCGGCGTCTGGCCAGCGTGATGGCTGTCGGCACCCCCAATTACACCAAGCTGGTGGACAAGAAGGGGATCACCTCCGGGTGGGTTGGGGAAACCGATGCCCGCGGCGAGACCTCCACCCCGCAGCTTTCCGCTCTGACTCCGTTCTGGGGCGAGTTGTACGCCAATCCGGCGGCCACCCAGACCATGCTGGATGATTCCTTCTTTGACGTTGAGGCATGGCTTGCCGCCTCCCTGGTCGAGAAGTTCAGCCAGGATGAGAACACCGCCTTTACCACCGGCAACGGCACGGCTAAGCCCAAGGGCATCCTGGCCTACACCACGGCGGCCACGGTGGACTCCTCCCGCGCCTTCGGCACCATCGAGCATGTGATCTCCGGCGCTGCCGCCGCCTTTATCACCCCCTCGGCCACCGCCTCCCCGGCTGATTGCCTGCTTTCGCTGATCCATCACATGAAGGCGGCCTACCTGAACAACGCCACCTTCATGATGAACCGGCTCACCCGGGAGACCATCCGCAAGTTCAAGGATGCAGTGGACGGCCAGTACATCTACCAGCCCATGACCGCCGATGCCCCTGCCCAGCTCTGGGGCTTCCCGGTGGTGGAGAACGAGGACATGCCAAACATCGGCGCAAACGCTCTGGCCGTGGCCTTTGCCGACTTTAAACGGAGCTACCAGATCGTGGACCGCATCGGCACCCGGGTGTTGCGCGACCCGTACAGCAACAAGCCGTATGTCCACTTTTATACCACCAAGCGGGTCGGCGGGTTCCTCACCGACTCCAACGCCATCAAGCTGCTGAAGATCAGCGCGTAACCATCAACCGGACGGAGGGGCTTCGGCCCCTCCTGACTGGAGGATATACCCATGAGAGATTTGCACCACAACATCGAGGTCCGCCAGGCAATTGCCCCGGTGGTGGCCGTCGACAACACCGCCCTGGTCTCGGCCATCATCGACACGCACGGATATGACGGGGTGGAGTTCGGCATCGTCACCGGCACCATCGCCGATCCGGACGCCACTTTCACCGCGCTGGTGGAAGACGGCAACGCCTCCGACCTGGTTGCCGACGGCGCTGCAGTGGCCGATGGCTTTTTGCTCGGCACCGAGGCAGGGGCTTCGTTTCAGTTCGACGATGACAACGAGACCCGCAAGATCGGCTACCGCGGCAACAAGCGGTATGTGCGGCTGACCATTACCCCGGCGCTGAACACCGGCAACGCACCAATCGCAGCGGTGGCCATCCTCGGCTTTCCGAAATCAGCACCGACCCCGTGAGGACTGACGCCATGAAACGCATTGTAAAAACACCTTTTGACTTCTACCACGACGGCATCAACCCGACGCATTACCCGGCAGGCGAGCAGGATATCCCCAAGGATGCCCTTGCGGTTGCCGAGGCCGAGGGCTGGCTGGAGGAAGGAGACCAGAAACCTTCCGGCGACTCCCTCGCCTACACCGCCAAGCACCACGGCGGCGGCAAGTGGGATGTTATCGGCCCGGAGGGCGTTGTCGCCTCCGACCTGAACAAGGAAGAGGCCAAGGCCAAGACGGATGAATTGAACGCCGCCGGGAAAGAGGACGAGTAAATGGCGCTGCGGCTCATCACAGCCCCGGTGGTTACGCCGGTGACGGTTGCCGAAATGGAGGCACAGGTGCGAGGCGACCTTACGCTGGAATCCGCACTG